CCGATAAGAGGCGGGTACTGGTCGATTAAGCCTCGCATTTGGTCAAAGAAGCTACCAGCGGTTTGAATAAGCTGGCTTGCCTCTTGTGCTTGCTGCTGCTGGTCAAGCGCTATCATTGAGTCTGTAGCGATCTGGATGCGGTAGCATCGACGCTTAGAATCACGAAAGATGTCAATAATTTGACGCTTAACCTCATCGATCTGCTGCATTGGATCTGGCGGTGGAGGTGGCATCATTTCAGGCATCATACCTGGCTCACCTGGTGGCATACCCTCTTGCATTGGGGGCGCTGGCGGTGGTTGCGGGGTAAAGATTGTAGGCTCAATTAGAGCATCAGCATCACCAATCTCAAAGATTGTAGCTTCGTCAAACTGCTCTGCGATGATAGTGCCAAGATTTGCTACAGCATCAGATACAAACTTAGCAAACATGTTCTGGCGCACAATTAGACCAAGGGATGACCACTGATTTTCAAGCCTGTTTGCCGTTGCTGATTTATACTGCTCAGAAGTGCCACGAAGCAGGTCAGATACCTTTAGGGTTTCGTATAGCTGTTGTAATGCGCTTTGTCGTGCGCCCTGAAGGGTATTGAGAGCGTTGATAAAAGGCTCAATGTTAAGGCTTTCTATGCCTGCTGCAAGGCCGCCACGCTGCTTATAGGATGGCCAGTTAGTAACAGGAATAACCTTTAGGTCGCCAGTGTAGAGCTGCTCTACTTGATTGCCTAGAGTAGCATCATAAAGCTGGTTAGTACGAATGGCTTGAGTAACGGCGTGAATACGGGTTGTGAGGCGCTCTACCTCTAGGATTTGGTCTTTAACATGAGCGTAATCTGATACTGGAATTACAGAATCAGGATCCTCTGATTGCCTAATAACTGAGCAAGGGTAGAACTTGTCAAACTTGGTAGGCGGGTCTGACACCTCTAAAACAGACTTTTCGCTACCTTTTTGCATCCAGTAGACTTTGCCTGTAGCTTCGCACCAAACCTCAAATATCTCTGCCTTCCCTTCAAACTTGTCATCTTTGCGGGAAATATCCTTTTTAATAACGTCTGGGTAAGAATCGTACTTTAAGTCTTTGGCGACTTCTTTGCCAAACTTCTCTTCTGCTTGGGCCCTATCCAGGTAGGCACGACGCGCTTGCCACTCGATTTCTTGCTCCGTCCTTGCGTCTGAACAGAAGTAGTCTGCGTAGAGGACGTTTTCAAGGATCGCTTTTTCGCTGGCTTTTTGCTCGACTTCGAGACTAGCGAGCATAATACCGCCTGGGCCTTGCGTAAGAGTGCTTGTATCACCATCATAAGGTTTACCCTCTCCATCAATGATTGCGCCTGTAGGATCTTTAATTAGCGCAATTTCTTGCATTACAGTTTCAAACTTAGCCATATACCTAGCCCAAAGAACGGACTGGCCAGTAAGTAAAAGCTGCATAGCGGCGGTATAGCCCACCATGTCAAAGTTAAAATAAGTATCCATAGCGTACTGAATGTTACGCTCTAGGATGACGCTACCAAGTTGAACAGGAATACCACCTGTGCGCTTTTTGGGGTTTACTTCAGCTTTGGGAGTTGAGGAAAAGTAAGCTGGTAAAAGGGTATTGTTGCAGTACCACCACACGTTAAGGCGGCGCTCAACATCGTTAAGCATACCAACTTGTTTTTGGGCGTTATAAACCCTGATTGACTCTTCTGCTAGTTCTGTAAACTTTTTGCGTCTTTCCTCTGCTTCGGTTAGTTGGGAGCGCCACCATTTTGGACTATATTTTTGAGATAATGGGGCAATTTTCATATTCTTGCTCTACCTTGTTGGCTTCTAACTTGTGCGATGTAAGATTGCAATTTTACTAATCCTTTGTTGAATACTTGAGAAGGTTGTTCCCACTTTGAGTCAATTAGACGTTCTTTGCAGAGGTAGCGTAAAGCATCAACGCAATGGTCATTACCTTTAGTGTCTAAATCTTCTGGTTTTTGTTTGTCTATTGACATCGATGGTAAAGTCTCTAGCAAGTATGGGCAAGTAGCAAATATGTATAGCAACGGTGGTTTAGCTACTAGCCTTTGCCGTATCTGTGACCACCCTGAAATACGGTCATTATCAGCTCGCTTAAAGGCTGGGTGCTTATAGCGGGTAAAAACTGCTGTTAATTGATCATTAATGCTAGGGCCGCCATCATGCTTAAAAATGCTGGGGTCTGCTACGCATATAGGATTTTCGCCTACTGAAACAGAAGCGATTCTGGTAGCTTGCTCGACATTATCAACTCCTTTTCCCCACATTTCGCGATATATGATAATTGCGCCTTTAGGGTACGGTACCTCATTACCTCTGTCATCACGTCCAGAACTAACAGCACCCCAGACAGCAGCAAAAGGAGAAGAATAGCCCCAGTCATAACCCAAATAGCGGGGCCAATGTTTTGGTACATTGAAAGGAGCAATGATATGTTTAGAACTAAACTCAGGAAAGTAACTACCCTCATGGATTTCAAAATCTCCTTCTAGCCAAGCCCGCACGAGCTCTGGACTACCTACCATGTGCAAGCGGTTAATGTAATCAGGGTCACGAGCTAACAGTATCTGGTTATCACTTACTCTACTTGGAATATAGATATAATCAAAACCAGCTCCGTTTGGCAGGTCTTTTCTAAGTAGCTTCATTCCTTTAGGGGCTGGCTTAATAAACAAATGCTTTAGCCAACTATGCCCAATACCACCAGGGTTAAAAGTTAGGATGATTTGGCCGCCTCCCTTGCCTCGTAGCGCTCCAAATAGCTTCCAGATACAGCTTGGGTCAGCATAGTTACCCGCCTCTTCTATAGCGCAATCTGAAAGGTTCTGGCCCTGATACTTTTCAGCATCAGCATCATTAGCTAAAGGTCTAAAACGTAACCTACCACCCGATAGGAAGGTAAACTGCTTTTTCTGGTCTTGCCAGTGCGCTTTAAGCGGTAAGTAAATCTGTTTGGCTCGCTCAATAAGGTCATCAGCTTGAGGTAATTCTTTACGAAAAAAGATAGCATTAAAATCAGCCCCTAATTGCTCTTGCTTAATAGCAAACTTGCCTAAAACCCCGTCAGTCTTACCGCCACCACGAGCACCACCATAGCCAACTAACGTAATTGGACACGCTACTAGCGCCTCTTGAGGCCCAGCTTGAGGTGCCCATACCACATTTACGTCTAAGTTTTCGCTCATTTGCTAGTAACTACGCAGTTAGACCCATAAATTCGCTCTACCTCACACTTAGGGTTTTGGCAGATAAAATACTTACCAGTTAATCCAGCATAAAGCCCAAAACAAAACGTATCCTCTCCAGCCTTAACTACAGAAATAACTTCACACTTAGGACACCGCATTACTTGTGGCCCGTCTTCGTCCTTAAAGCTATGCTCGACCCCCATACCGCCTCGCACTCCTCCTTAGTTATCCTATGGTCAATTAGCCTAAAGCCTTTACCACACCGCTTTATGCCACAAACCACCCATAAGTTATCAGTTACTATGCAACTTGGTAACCTACATTGTGGACACTTGTAATACTCAATCCTCTGATTCTTGAGTAAGGTACCTTTGCACAAACTCCTCTTTCGATAGCGGCTTGGCACTAACCACACTCCTAATCTCACCCGTAATTTCTAACGTCTGCTGCTCACTCCAACCAAGTTTAGTCTTTAACAGGTGAAGCAGGATAGGAGTATTACCATTCATAGCCTCTGCTATAGCCACCGTAGCTAGCCCCTTCTGCATGTTACTAACACCCTCTAAGAAGTCATCAGCGTAATACTTATCCAGCAGGTAAGGTGTAATCCTAGCAGCAAAAGCAGTCCTAGACTTAGATAGCCCTAGCGCAGCCATATCCCTAATCTGTAACGCTAACTGCTCATCCTTCTGGTGCTCCCTAGTCTGCGGCACCTCCCGCATTATAGGCGGCAAAACCTCTATTTCAGGATTTTTTATAATCGGAGCGGCCTCAATTTCAGCTTCTTGTTTTAAGTCGTCCTCGCTCATACTTTTTATGCCCCTAATAGCAAAACAGTGGTTGAAGGTAATATTTGGGAATTTTATATGGGTGATGGGAATTTACGATACAGCGTTTGAGGCTGAAATGCGAAATTTTATGTGGGGAGTGGGATATAGCTGTAACCGGTACCCTGCTCATTTTCAAATTTGTTTTGGAAACGAAAATCATACTTTTCATTCGCAGCTGCAAGCCCTTGATTTCATTTGAGAATCTTACCTACCTAGAAATAGAAAACTAATAAACTAACCACACACCCAGGCTAACTACGCAATATCATTGAGTAATTGTATAAACTCCTCGAGTGACATGTTGCTCACCTCGAGCAATGCCAGTATCTCGCAAGGATGGTACACGCGCTTCATGCGCTCCCTGTAACGTAACGTTTCTTCGCCTATATCTAGCAAGCGTGACATAGCTGCTCGAGTCAAGCCTAGCCTCTTACGGATAGCGACATAGAGATTACCTCGAGCGTTCTCGAGTGTGTGATAGTGACCTACCTTGATCCTAGCCTTACTGTAGCGTTTCTTACCCATCCAAGCATGGTTCTCGTTGTACCACATACTGATCAGAGTAGTTACTGTACCCAGATACTGCAAGCCCCTAAGCTAAGCCCTTGATATCACGTAGCATAAAATACCCCTAAACTTTTTTTACATTATCCCGATACTTTTACTGTACACAGTACATCGTATATGTCATAATGTAGTTGTGAGTTGGGAACAACCCCAAGTAACGGAGGATATATGACTATAGAAAAAACATTTCAAGGCGCTTGGCTAATAACAGGTTGGGCGACTGATGACTACGGATATGAGTATCTCGTTACCCGTCAGTATATGGGTTACACGAAGAAAGAGGCGATAGCGCTATTTAAGGCAGAGATAATTAATAACTAAAGGTGAATATATGAGAATCAACAAAGTAAAATATAACGGCATAAAGCTACTATCCGATAACGGTAACGTTATCACCTTTACTACTTTGTCAAATAAAAGAGTATACGAGGCGAAATGGGCCTACGATGGGTCTGGCAATAACATCTGGTCGGTGTCGCTATCGAGCCTTGACCCATTACGCAACGATCCTAATGATAGAATGAGGCTTTGGACGGAATACTTCCCTCGCAAGAATGACAACCATGAGATGTGGGCATTTTTTGCTAGTAGTATCAACTAACAATAGCCTAGTGTGATTACAAGACACTCTCCGGAGTGTCTGATAATCGCAATAGGGCGAGATGCGGAGGAATATATGAGCAATAAATACGCAATAAGATGCACTAAAACTGGCAAGTATCTATCTCACTTGTTTGAAGATACACATGCCAAGACTTTTCAAGCCAAAGAATGCAAACCAGGTTATTGTTATTTCTGGAATTCTGAGGTGACTGCTAAAGCGATAGCTAGCGAATATAAAGCAGTAGTTATTTTAGTTAACAGCTAACAAGGGAATATATGAGAACACTACATCAAAACATTTCGGCCTGGGGCGGCTATGGATATAGGGCCATAGCTGATAACAAAACTGGGAAAGTTAAATTGCAGGAACGCCACAACGGTAGCCGTTGGCGTACTGTGAGAACTGTTTCACTAGCTACGTTTGAGAGCTGGGCTGAATCAGTTAATTTGTACGATGTTTACAATAACGATCCGGCATTGTTGGGTGGGTTTACTAACTATGAAGTTAACTAATAAATAGCCCCCTACAAGCCCTTAGGTTGCATTTTCCTTCGTAGCCTAGGGGTACCCCTACCCCGTAGCATTATCTTTCAACCTTGAGGCTGCTAGGGGGCTTTAATGGCATCTCAAGCCAACTACTCTGGTATATCATCCCAATTTACTCCCATGTTCAATAATTCCAACTTCTGTCTCTCAAAGGGTGACAAGCTTTGTATTGTTTCTTTGTTATTATTATTTGTAATGGATCTTTGTATTGGTTCATTTTGAACCAGGTTGGTGGTTCGTTTTGACCCCCCTTGGTGGTTCATTTTGGATCCCCCCCTGGTTCTATTTGACCCCCTACCTGGTTCATTTTGAACCCCCTTTGCAGAATGAAGTAGGCGCTTCCAACCGTTGCGGCTAATGGTAACGTGACCCGTTTTGAGTAGCGATTTTATTGTGCGTTGTACTGTAGACTCTCCCCAGTTTAACTCTTGAGAAATGCGCTTACGGCTAGCAAAGCAGTCTAAACCTTGCGCCTCAAATTCAGCTATATAGGCCAATAGGATAGCCTCGTTTCCACCTAGTTTAAGATGTTCTTTTAATACCTTGAAAAATGGCTGGGATTGTGTAGAATTGGTCATATCAGTTCCATGTTCAACCCTCGTTTAACTTTAGCCGGTTTACGAGGGTTTTTTATTGTTTCAAATACTTATACCTTTCCAAAACAATTCCCTCAAGATTTTTTTATATATTCCGAAACTATTACTGTACACAGTGCGTCTTATTTGTTACTGTAGAGGTATGGCAATTAAGCCAAGCAAGAAAGGAATATATGAAACTTCAAGACTTATCATCAGAGTGTCGCGAGCTTTATTTTTATACATTAAACGACTCGTTTTTTTCACCAGCTTATTACTGGCCAGCTTACAAAAAACTAGGCAAGTTTCATAAAAAAGGTACGTTTAGCCTTGATCGGGCTATAGCATACCTCAATCGCTATTTAGTTCTGCCAGCTGCTAAGGATTATCGATTGCAATTCGGCTCAATGACCGACTCAGTTAAAAACATGTTCCCAGCACAAGAACGGGCTAAACTTGCAGAGGTTTTGGCTCGTGAGATGGTTGGAGAGTTTCAAATTGGTAACTACTAAAGGAGACAACATTATGAAAAAGACACTACTAGCACTAGCATTTTTACCCGTAGCAGCATCGGCGCAATATGAGCCGAACGCTTTGGACATGGCAATCGCCAACAGCGGCTACAAACCCCAACAGCAGCAACAGCCGGTTTATGGCTTGCCTGTTCAGCCTGTTATTCCGGTGCCGCAGGATCGTGGCCCTTGGGGTACAGGTTACAGCGTAGTGACAACCACAAGACCTCAACGGAATTTGTGGGATAGAGACTTAACCGGAAGCGAGACCGTACAACGTGTTGTGCCTAACGATGGCTTAGGGCAGCCGATGCGTGGGCTCGATCTTGGTTGGGGTAGGTAGTTGTTTAACGTGTAAATGTAAATAAAGGGAATATATGAGAAAGATACTATTTGGACTATTGGGACTTATTGCTGCGGCTGTATCTGGGTGTACCGGTATCGAGGCTGGGGGTAAGCTGTGGATAACTCGTGTTGACGAGCGTCAAGAATCGCAGAAAACCCATAATGTACCGCTCAAATGTTACTTGTGGGCCGATTGTTCACAACCGACTAACGTACAAGGGAGTTAAGCCATGAAAGCGATTAAAGAGCTACTATTCACGCCTACGGGCATCATGGTCACGATCCTGCACGTTTGTTTCTTCGTTGGGGTTGTGACCACCATCATCGGTGTCAGAGTCTATGTGCTAGGCGATGACCCAGCTATAGCAGTTAGGGCAACTGTGGGGCGTAAGTGAGCGCTGATAGCCAACAGGGTGGCGGCTGGATAGTCGTCGCCCTGGTTATAGCGGCTTGCTACGTCTCTCTTCCAGAAACCCTAGTCTACCATGGGGGCCGTTTGCTTAAACGCCCTGTTGTGGCTTCTAGGGGCCTTCTTGAGGCGGAGGTGGAACGCGCTGCCGATGCTTACGGGCTATCACGTAAAGTGCTCAAGGCTCTTGTAAGAGTCGAGAGTGCTTACAACCCCACGGCGGTTTCGCCTGTTGGGGCGCGTGGGATAGCTCAGATCATGCCTTTCAACGCTCGCCGCTGTGGGTTACCTAACGCTGATCACTTATGGGATCCGACTTACAACTTACGTTGTGGAGCTAGGATCCTACGCGAAGAGCTTGATCAGCATGGGGACTTGCAGCGTGCTTTAACCGTCTACAACTGTGGGCGGGTAAAATGTGCTGAGGGACAACAATACGCAAAAAAAGTACTAGCACTATCTACTGTGTACTGATACGGTAGGGGCGCTGTACACAATTAATAGGGAATATATGATGACACTATTAGAAATAAACTATCCACACTACAAACTAAGACATAGGAACGGGCACGAGTTTACCGTCAAGGCATCGCGCCTTGATGATGGACGGCTCGTGTTTGACCCAGTTCAGGGTTGGAACGATCTAGCCGTTGAATGTCAGCAAGATACAGAGTCGCTGCTAGAAGACATCGACGACGCAATCTATAACGCCACACCGGGCAAATTTTATGAATTTTAGGATGGAATAAATATGAGTAAAGAACTAACAACAAACAATATGGAGATGCTTAACACGCTACGTAATACCGTAGCGCCAGGGCTAACCGATCCGGAGTTTTTGTTATTTGCTGAAATGTGCAGGGCGACCGGATTAAACCCAGCAACAAAGGAAATATGGGCGATTAAAGCCGGTGGTAGGCTACAGCTAATGACGGGAATTAATGGGTTTCTGAAAATCGCGAATAGCCATCCTCAGTTTGACGGTATGGAGGTCACGTTTGAGTGGGATGAGAAGCAGCTAGTTTCGGCCACTGCTAAGGTTTACCGTAAGGATCGCAGGTTTCCTAGCATCGCTACGGCTTACATGGCTGAGTACGGCAAGGCAACGCCAATTTGGAAGCAGATGCCAAGCATTATGTTAAGCAAATGCGCCAAGGGCTTGGCAATTAGAGAGGCATTTATCAACGAGCTTGGCGGCCTTTACACTCAGGAAGAGATGCCAAGCGAGTTTGCCCCGCCTAAGCCTTACGAAGCACCACCGATAGATCATGAAGTGCATGGTGACGTAATTGAGGTAAGGGCACCCGATGCGGCTAAACCGAAGGCGGTAGTGACGTTCTACGACACTTCTTGCCTGGACGGTGATCAACAGTTAGCAGCGGATAGGTACCTAAAAAGCTGCGGCGCTAAAAATGTTACAGGATCAATTTGGCGATCGCCGATTAGACTTCAACGATTAACGCAGTGCGTCACAGAGGATGTGAAAGATGAAAAGCCAATGGAAGCGTAAAAGACTTAAGCTATTAGTAAGAGCCAAAGGAGTAATACTAAATGAAAGAAGAAGAGAAACGAGCAGATGCACCACGCGAGGGCGCGACACGCTGGACAATCATTGTGGAAAAACAATACGTCACTTATTTGAAGAACTACAGCAAGAAACACAACGTAAGGTTGACCGATTTAATAGGAGATGCATTTGGAAACTGGATCGAACGAATTAAATCAGGTCGAGAAAGGTATTAGCGGTATCTTAAAAGCCCTAGAAACTAGCAAGGAACCGCTGTCAGAGTATGAGCTAGGGCAAGCAGATGGCTTACGCTGGGCGCTGGATATAATCAGGGAAATAAAAAGCCCCGAAGATTAAACAACTAATCAACGGGGCTAGGAACATATGAGAAGTCCAGGATATCAGAAAAAAGGCGATGCAGTAAAGATAAACAATGTAATTGATAGAGTAGTAAATAAACTAAGGAAAAGTATGAATAAGCCAGTACAGAATTTTAGAGACAAAGGAATTGATGTTGCGGTATGGAGCGCTAAGAACGGTGGGTATAGCTTTACAATTCGCAAAACTTACAAAAACAAGCAGTCAGGCGAGTATGTAGAGACTAAATATCTCTATAAAGAAGAGTGCGAAAAGCTAATAGAGCTACTGCAAGAGGCGGTAAAGTACGCAAGTAATAGAGCAGAACACGACGAGGAACATATCGCATCTGGTGGCTATAGTGGGCAGAAGAGCACCGCTAAGCACGAAGAAATTGATATAGATGATTTGCCTTTTTAATCATGTATAGCATTAACATTCCATTATCTGCGATAGAAATGTATCAGGCTGGTTGCGCTGGTATGATGCGCCGACTTGACGCAATTAAAAAAACACGCAAGGGACTGTTTGCGCCAAACGCTGTCTGGGACACGGATATTGAGGCTGCTGGTGCTGAAATGGTTGTAGCTAAATGGTTGGGTCGT